TCAAGAGCAAATGCAAGCATTTAAAGCAGGTGAAGTGTCAGGCTTTACTATGAACACTAAAGCAGTTATAACTGAAGCTGATGCTTATACTGGTGATGTGGTTCCTGCTGACTATGTTGCAGGTATGAAGTACGATGCCGAGCGTAAAACTCATGTTCGTCAATTCTTACCAACTGGTACAACTAATAGCGACAAAATCCGTTATATCAAAGAAAGCAATTTTACCGACAATACTGGTGTTACTGCTGAAGGTGATGCTTCTCTACAAAACGATTTTGACCTAACTGCAACTGATGCCGTTGTTGAAAAAATCGCTGCACATTTCAGAGTTTCAAAAGAGGCTCTTAATGATACAGCAGGTTTAGCTTCTCATATCTCTTTACGTGGTATGGAGAAATACATGAAAGAAGAAGATTCATACTTGCTATACGATAGCACTTATGGATTGACTGTAACATCTACTGATTACACTCTTGATTCTTATACTGGTGATGCTGATGCAACTGAGCATGATGTATTACTTGAAGCAATCAAGCAAGTAGAAGATAGAAACTATCGACCATCTGCAATCATGATGTCTATAAGCCGATTCTACGAGATGATTCGTAGAAAAGATTCCGATGGACGTTATATCTTCCCTAATGATGTTGTATTCGGTACTCGTACTCCAGTTGTACGTGGTGTGCCTATTATTGCTACCAATGCAATTAACAGCACCGATGGTAGTGTAAACGACTTCCTAGTAGCTGATTTCCCACAGCTATGTACTCTTTTTGATAGAGAGTCTATGCAAGTTCGTTTCTACGAGCAAGACCAAGACAACGTTATTAAAGACTTGGTAACTGTTCAAATTAGTGGCCGTTTAGCTTTACCAACTTACTTGCCTAATGCAGGTGCGTTCGGTAACTTTAGCACAGCAATCACTAACGCAGGTAATTCTTAAGATTGCCCAAGGATGTTTGGAACTTGGGCAGGTTCGATTCCTGCCCATCCTTCTAACTAATTTACTGTTATGCCTTATAGATGTAGAAAAAATTTCAGATACGGTAAACAGCCGTATAAAATTGACCAACCATTTAATGCTGATTCAGCAACATTAGCTGATATGCTTAATCGTGGCTTGTTGTATGAAACGAAAGAAGATAAGCGTGCTTATGATAAGAATGACAAAATACATTTAGAGAAAGACAAAACAACAAAAACAATGTATTACGTTAAAAAAGGCAATCAAATAATTGACAGACTTACAAAAAGTAAAGCTGAAAAACTTATGGAAGAACTAAATGGGCTTGCTTAGTAGTAGCATACGGACACCCGATTATGGGCTTAATGGAGTTGTAACAGTATCAACAACTAATACTGGTACAAATTCAGCAACAGATGTATTAAGTACAGCTGATGCTAAAGCTTGGATGAAAGTCGAAACAAGTGATGATGACAGCTTGATAACGTCCTTGGTTGCTAGCATTATTGATATGGTAGAGCAAAGCTTTTCATTTCAACTCGTAGAAAAGACAGTAACTGCTGAATGGGAAAGCTTCGGACAAAGAGTTGATATGCCATTATTCCCCGTACAGTCGGTGAGTTCTGTCAAAACCATCAATAATCAAGGCACCGAAACTACATTGACTGTCGGGGATGATTATTACCTAGCAGGAGATACAATAGTATTTAATTCTGTCGATGCGTATGAAGCACCGTTTCAAAGGATTAGATTAAAGGTTGTGTATGTCGCAGGATATACAACGATTCCTAGTGGCATTATTACTGGTCTTAAAAAATGTGTATTGTCGTCATACGAAGATAGACAAGACTTGGTTGAGGGTGGCGTTTCTGAATTGCCAAATAATTCTAAGTCATTTTTCAAAAAATACACCAAACTAATCTGATGAATGAAAACAAAAAACAGACAAGCGAATGTTGGTTTGATGAAGCAGAGGATAACTTTTCAGTATTATTCTCTAACGTCAGATGGTATGGGAGGCAATACACAAGATTGGAATACACTAGCAACAGTTTGGGCTAATATAAGCGCAGTATCGGGCTCTGAGGCTTACGAGATTGGTGGATTAAAGGGTAAGGTCAAATATAAAATTAAAACTCGTTACAGAGATGATTTCGTTAGCCTTGGATATGAGCGAGCCACATACGATTATCTTTTAAGAGCGCAGTACGATGGGCGTACATTTAATATAGAGTACGCAAGAGATAGAGGCGAGGCACATTCATACACAGAACTTGTAGCTGTTGAGGATGTCAATGCTTAAAGTATCTCTAAACCAACAACAGTTTAATAGAGTCATGCGAAAAGTTGATGCTCTGACTCCAAAAATGAAAAAGAAAGCTGAGTTCTTAATAAATGCTTCTGCATTAAAAATTGAGAGCGACGCAAAGCATCGAGTGCCAACAGATACTGGAAGGCTAAGGAGTTCTATAAAAACAGAAAAATTTGGCGGAGTAGGGAGAAAGGTATATACAAACGTCGAATATGCTCCATACGTTGAGTTTGGAACTAAGTCAAGAGTAGAGACGACAATAAGTGGTGTCGATTATTCAGATGTAGCCATACAGTTTAAAAAATCAAATGGAGGCTTAGGAGGTGTGTCTGCACGACCATATTTGTTCCCTGCGTTTGAAGCTGAAAAGCCTAAGCTAATAAAAAACCTAAAGAGGCTAATGCGTAATGGCTAAAGATTCAACAACACAATTACAGATAGCGTACTATACACTTCTAAATAACAATGTAACCTTGAGTGGTAACCCAGTTCCGGTTTATGATGAGGTTCCTTCAAATGGAACATACCCACATATACAATTTAACGATACAACATTGACTGATAACTCTACAAAGTCAACGTTTATGGATAATGTAACTTTTTCTCTTAGCGTTGTAGATAGGTTTTCTTTAGACAATGGGAGTCGTGCAAATCTTAATAGTGTGGTAAATCAAGTCAAAGAGATTGTAAGAGCAAGACCAGTTCCATTTAACTTAACAGATTTTAACGTGCTAGTTTCCGTGGTGGATAATGATATTTTTAGAAAAGAAAAAACAAATACCTACACATATTTCATTCGAGAGTTAAGATTCAGACATATTATCGAAGAGAAATAGAGGTATTCATTATCTCAGAAACTTTTCCTATCTTTTACAAAGTTTAACTTTAATCAAATACATAATATTATGGCAGCAGTAAACGGAACTTTAATATTGCTAAAGGACGATGGAACTGCATTCGCAGCGACCACTTCAGCAACATTGAATATCGAGATGGATTTACCCGATTCATCAACAAAGGATTCTGGAGGATGGGCAGAGCATATTCTAGGGCAAAAGTCTTGGAGCGTTGACCTTGACGGAATCGCAGATTTTGAACTTACAACTGGAACAGTAGATATATTAGCAAGTTTTCTTATAGATAGAACACAAGCTGATATTGAATTTGAGCCACAGTCAGGAGCATTTACTACAAAAGGTGTTTCTTATACTGGCACAGCTTCTTTATCGTCTGTTAGTTTAGTGGCCGCGAATGAAGATACAGCGACATTAACTGGTAGCTTTACTGGTGATGGTGCGTTGAGTCGAGTAGCTGTTAGCTAATGAAGGGCAAGAAGTCTATCTCGATAGATAGTGTCGAGTATTTCTTTAAGTTTGACTTAAATGCCTTAGAGCGTTTTACTGAAGAGGCAGGCTGTGGACTAAATAGCATTGATGAAGCACTAGACAAGGTTGCTAATATCAAGTTATTTATCCAAGCCTTATCCTCGTCGGGAGGCAAAGAAGTTCCAAAAGAAGCAATCGGCACAATGGATTTCGTGCAGTTGTCAGAGATATTTGACTTAGTGCGAGAATCTGTGGGAAACTTAAAGAGCCCTCAGGCGAAGAAGGGTCGGTAACAACACTAGAGGATATGTACGTTCTTGGGTATCGGATGGGTCTGATGCCTGACAATATACGACAAACTACTGTTTACGATTTTAATCTGATGGCGAGGGCTTTCGAGCAGAGCATGTTGCATGACTATACTGTAATGCGACTAAACTCATATCTTGTTTCCGTTTTTTCTGGCTTAGATAACAAAGGCAGAAGAAAATTAACACCTAACAAAATGCTTCCACTAAAAAACGATAGCACCGAAAAAAGAATGAGCCGACAAGAATTTAAAGACATTATCGAAAGAAGCAATAAACGGAGAGAGAAATGGCAACAATAGGTGGTTTTAATGCAATACTCGGTGCAGATATTAAAGGCTTACAAAAAGGTCTAAGACAAGCTAGTGGTTTATTAAAAGGATTTAGTCAAGACGTAAAAGCAACTGGGCAGACATTAACTAGAAGGCTTACAGTACCAATAACTGGTTTGGGTGTGGCCATGGTAAAAACTGCTATGACTTTTGAGCAGTCAATGAACCAAGTAAAAGCTGTTACTGGTGCGACTGGTGATGAGTTTCAGATGCTTAGAGAGCAGGCCAAGCAATTAGGTAGTACAACGAAATTTACTGCAAGTGAAGCTGCTCAAGGTATGAATTTTCTAGCCATGGCAGGCTTTGATACTGTTGAGATAATGAAGGCTATGCCAGGAGTTTTGAGTTTAGCCTCAGCAGGTGCGATGGACTTGGCAACAGCATCGGATATTGCATCTAATATTTTGACTGGTTTCGGTAAAGATGCAAGCGAGATTGACCAAGTTGTCGACGTAATGGCAAAGACTTTTACTTCGAGCAATACCAATCTTATGCAGTTAGGTCATGCCATGAGCTTTGTTGCACCAGTTGCCAAAAGCTTTGGTATGAGTATAGAAGAAACATCTGCTATCGTTGGTATGTTATCAGATGCAGGTATTCAAGCATCAAGAGCAGGTACTGGTTTACGCACAATATTAGCACAGTTAGAAGAAGCAGGTACAGCATTAGGATTTAGCATATACGAGTCCAATGGACAGTTGCTACCAATGGTAGATATACTTGAAAAACTTACTGCAACAACTGGTGGGGCAAGCGAGGCCATGGCTTTGTTTGGGCAAAGAGGAGGCCCTGGACTTTCAGCATTAATAAGCCAAGGCCCTGAGAAGCTAAGAGAGTTACAGACAGCCCTAGAAGAGTCAGGAGGAACAGCTAAGCAAGTTGCTGATACACAGATGGAGGGCTTACGTGGTGCGTTTACAGAATTACGTTCTGCCATCGAAGGAATGTTTATCGAACTAGCAGACCTTGGCATACTAAAAAAGCTAGAAACCATAGTCGATTCAGTCGCTGACAAAGTGCGAGCATTTACAAATGCCTCAGATGAAACAAAAAAATCTGTAATGAAGTTGCTTGCTATACTTGCAGGATTAGGTCCAGCCTTGATTGCAATAGGTTCAGCTTTAGGAGTGATTGCAACGGCCATAGCATTGTTAGGTGGGCCGATAACAGCAATAATTGCAGGTGTTGTAGCATTAGCAGGCGTATTATTTTACTTGCTAGATAACTGGAATGCAGTCATTGAAAGAATAAGCGACATATCTTGGTGGCAAAATACATTGGTATCAATGGCTCAGCTTGTGATAAAATTTAATCCTTTCTCGGTTTTATTTGATGCGTTTACAATACTGATAAGAACTTTTACTGATGCGTTTGGGGAATTTTTTAACTGGATGATAAACAGCTTTTTAACAGTTAAGGCGAAAGTGCTAAGGATTGTTGCAGATATTGCTACAAAAACAGCACAAGCTTTTTCTGCAATACCATTTATGGAAGGCGCAGCAGAAACGGTAGCAAACTTAGCCAAAGGATTAGAAACCAATGCAGAACTTGCTGAAGAACTAGCTGGTTCAGGAACTGATTTTGCAGGCGAATTGAACGAATCACTAAGCAACCTTAATAAGGTGAATCCATTTAGAAAGTTAGCTAATGAATTGGATGGTTTGAAAACTGAGCAGACTGATTACAATAATGAGTTTAAAAGTCTTGGTGATTATATAAGTACAGCAAGTACTGGACTTTTGGAAATGCTAGGCCTGTCTGAGTTATTGAATTTATCCATGACAACACCGACAGAAACTACCCAAGAAACTGATGCGACTGTAAGAACAGACCCTGCACAGATGGAGCAAACGCTCGGGTTTTTTGCAAGGATTATAAAAGGTGCTAAAGATATTACATCGAATACGATGATAATGACGCAAGCCTATAAAAATTTAGGCGACTCAATAGCAGATGCTTTTACCACAGCTATTATGCAAGGTACAAGTTTGCTTGACCAATTAAAGGAGCTGGGAAAAGCAATGCTTGGTAAAGGTATTCAAATGCTTTTATCGTTTGCATTAGGTGGTGGGCTTACAATAGGTGGCAAGCTTACAAGTGGATTTCTTGGCGAAGGTGGTGGATTGTTGGGCAAAATAGGTGGCGCATTATTTGGTGGTAAAACAAGTGTAGGTGATGCCCTCATAACTGATAGTGGCAAGGTCGTGGAGTTTCATCCTAATGATAACATACTTGCCATGAAGGACCTCGGAGGATTGCAGGCTCAGAGAGGCTCACAGCATATGCAACTTGGTGGCGAGTTTAGAATAAAAGGTACTGACCTTGTGTTAGCGTTGAGCGAGGCTAATTACAGCCTAGGTCGATGACGGGGTACGGTTTAAAATATTACTTTGTCGATAAGAAGATAATCGATACAGACTCAACAGTATATACATATACATTTGAGATTCTTCAGAGTGGTTATAGTGGCTCGAGTACAGAGTGGAACGGAATATCAATAAAAAGAAACTACGAAGAAAGTGATTTTCGTTCTATTAATTTGCTTCAAAAATCCTCGTGTACTGGTGATATAAGTGTTGATGATAGTAGTCATAGGTCTGAGATATTATCGATAGCTACAAGCGAAATTGGCGATTATGCTGTACGATTAAAAAGAGGTTCAGATATAATTTGGACCGGACTTGTTGTACCTGACTTAATAACCATATCAGAGCAAAATTATGGCAATCAAACTGCAAAGATAACAGCAAAGGATATTCTGTTACGAGGTAATTTTACCCTTGCTACTGGTAAAGAAAAGGCTATCGTACTTATTGCTGATATACTAGACACGCTCGGATATGATAATGATATATTAAGTTTTACAGCCTGGGAGGCTAACTCTCTCAGCGATAGCGATGATATACTGAATCAAGTATTTCATGAGAAAGAACGATTCAGAATATATGGGCAAACAGATGACGAAGAGGATAGGCCACTAAGTTTAGAAACAGCTCTTCTATATTTACTAAGAGCTTATGGTGTTATTTTAAGGCAGGCAAATGGTGATTGGACGCTTACACAGATAAGTGCGGTAGAGACACCTAGTGCTGTTCGAAAGTTTACATACGATAAAGACGGCACAAAAACAGCTACTGATTTAACCTTTCAGTTTGGTGCAACAACATTTCAATCAGGTGCTGGTAGCCTTAGAATATTAGGAGGTTCGACAAACAATTACTTTGGTGGTATAAAAGTCGTAAGAGGTCAATTCGACCATCAAAGTATTTTTCAGGGCATGAAATTCAATCGAGAGTATTGGATAACGCCTAGCGACCCCGACGTTGTGCATGAGCAGTATTGGCAAGCTGATGGTACTGGAAATCTTAGCTTAGAGTTTAACTTATGGTACGCTAATACAGCAAGCACTTTAGGCAATACAAACGTATTCAATGTTAAAATATGGGTCGATACCGGAACAGCAACAGATTACTATTTTGATGGTGATAGTTGGACAACAACAGAAACAGAAATAAATATTAATGTTCCTGAGGCACACCAAGCAACAGATAGCGATGGTAATTTTGTTTTTAAAGTATTTGAGCAAATAATTACAGACCCTATACCTGCGTTAGCAGATGGACAACTTAAGATTGAATTTAAGCCACAGTCTGGAATCAATGACGTTTATTGGTATCTACGTGATATAATATTTAACCTTGAGTATTCAGACGAGATAGAGGGCATAACTTCAGCTATTGATTATAGCCTTACACAGACTGGTGATTACAGCATTGATTATGACTACGGAACATGGCAGTTTGGCCAAGGACCTACAAGTGCATCCCTTTCAGCGTTAAAAAAGTCTGATGATACAATACTAAATCAATGGCGAAGAGATGGTGCTAGTACATACACAAATCATCAAGCGTTATTGCTAGCAGAGATACTTGACATTAGTAGAAATAACAGAAGGAATCTTAGAGCACAGTTATTCGGTGAGTATGAACCTGACACAACATTAAATTACTTTAATGATGGTGGTACTGTATTCTTTTTTCTCGGTGGTTCGTGGGATAGCAAATCTTATGTGTGGAATGTAAATGCTATCGAATTGAATGTTGAGACAGCAACAGATGACGACTTAGATACTTTTTATATTACAAATGGTGGTGGTTCTACTGGTGGTAATGCAGTAGGAAGTTCGGGAGGAAATACTGGTACTGGTTCGATTTATTTAGAAAAGTCAGAGAACTTATCTGACCTACAAAATGTAGCTACTGCAAGGGATAACTTAGAATTAGGTTCTGGCGATGATGTTACATTTAACACAGTAACGGCTGATTTTATTGGTGATTTAACTGGTGCTATTCACGTACAAGGAAAAAATGACACGGGTGGCACACTAACAAAAGGAACACCGGTCTATATATCGGGACAAGTTGCCGAAGGTCAGCAGTTCACAATAGGCGTAGCAGATTCAGATGGTAGTGGCACAATGCCTTCGATTGGTATTCTATCGGCTGATGTTAATGACAATGCTATGGGTGATATTGTTACGCACGGTAAGTTGATAGGAATAGATACAAGTTCTTTTACGGTAGGTGATGAATTATTTATTGGCTCTAGTGGTACGCTTGTAAACACGCCACCAACTGGTGAAAGTAATTTACTTCAGAAGATTGCTAAGGTTATACGAGTTGATGGTAGTAGTGGACAAATTTACATCATGGGTGCAGGTCGTACCAATGCCGTACCCAATCTAGATGAAGGAAAGATATTCGCAGGTGATGCTAACAATCAAGCAGTTACAACTGATGTAATAGATGTTAACATTGCGGGCGCAGAAGTTACTGTTAATAATGACTTGATTGTAAGCGATACAATTTTTGTAGATACAATAGACACTCAAAGTATTGTATGGAGTACTAGCGAAGAAGTATTTAGTACAAGCGAAGAAAAGTTTAACAATCCAGTTTTTATAAGCACGAGTTTAGACGTTGATAACGGTATCAATGCAGACCAACACATTCACGCAGGAACGTATCTAAAAGCAGACACCTATTTAGAAGTAGGAACAAGTGCAACGATAGGCACTACGCTAGATGTAGGAACTAACACGACAGTAGGCGGTACGCTAGATGTAACTGGAGCAACTACACTAAGCACAT